CGGCGAGGCCGGCCGCGACGGGCAGACCTGTCCGGACGGCTACGAGCTGCAGGCGCCGCCGTACGACGAGAACGCACTGGTGTGCAGGAAAGACGCCCCGCCCGACGACGACCCGGAGCCCTCGTCCCCGCTCGCTGCAGGCGTCTGGCTCCGCCGCGAGTACTGACACAAACGCCCCCTGTACGGCCCACCACGGGCCGTACAGGGGGCGTTTCTCGTCGTTCTCGGATGGACGGCCCGGCGGCCACGGCGCCCCGCTATGCTGCCTTCATCGCCTCCGGGGCCCGAACCCTCGGGGGCGCCCTACTGTCGGGAGTAGAGGAGCCAGCCATGGCGCAATACCGCGTCCGATACAGCGTGCTGCCCGCCGGGGTCGGCCCGGACGACTACGAGCCTGCGGATCTCACCAGCGGCGAACTCGTCCTCGAACTATCCGATCCTGCCCCCGAGCACCCGGGCGGGATGGAGTACGGACCGCCCGTCAGCGAGGTGGAGCGGGCCGTCACAGCGGCCGCCCATCTGAGTGACGGGGACCAGCCCATCATCCGCACCTGGGACCTGGTCTAGGCCCGCTGCTCAGCATCCTCCAGGCGCGCGCTGTAGTGCTCGTGATCCCTGGGGTAGCCGACCAGTTGCGGAAGCGCGTCGCGGAACCCGTCCGCGGCGCGTTCCCATTCGCGGCACGCGTAAGCCGTGTCGGCCTCCTGCAGCTGGGCCCGTACGGGTGTGAGCCAGTACAGCCAGCCTGGCCGGTCCTCGGGGTCCGGCACCATGCCTGCGTACGCCCGTGCCTCCTCGGCCAGCCGGGCCGCCTTGTCGCGCTCGGACAGGGCGGCGGCCGCCATCGCGGCCTGGTGCGCGGCGACCGACGCGGCCGCCGGCGACAGCGCCTGGGCGGTGACCCGGGCTTCCTCGGCCGTCCGTAGCGCCCGGATGGGATCGCCTCGGCGTAGGGAGTAGTAGGCGCGTACGCGGTTGACCCACGACGACATGTCGGCGTGGCCGCCGTCGGTCGCCCAGCCGCTGGCGAGGTCGAGCCACGACAGGGCGGGGCCCGGTTTGTCCGCCTGCCAGCACACCCAGGACAGCCAGTGCGCGTGCTCAGCGGCCAGGAGCAGGAGCTTGTCAGCGGCGCGGCCGGATGCGTCGGGGAGCATGCCGGTGATGGAGTCCAGTTGGGAGCGCACGGTGGGCCACAGGTCCCGGCCGCCCACCTCGTCCTCGGCGCGCCGATACTCGACCAGCACGCGGCCGATCCATTCTGCGGTGCGTAGGTCCGTACGGCCGGTGACGTGCGCGTGCGCTATCCGGTCCCGCAGTTCGGCGGGGGGCGACCAGCCCGTCAGGTCCGGTCGCACAGCAATCCCCGTCAGCTCGTCTGGCACCTGCAGCCCTTCGGTGATGCGGGCCATCAACTCGGCGGACATCACCCGCCGGCGGCCCGACTCGATGGCGGAGATGTGGGGCTGCGGCATTCCGACGAGAGGCTCTAGCTCCCGTTGGGAGAGGCCTGCGGCACGTCTGTACTCGCGGAGAATCGCAGCCCAGTCCTGGCGCGCCCAAGCGGCGCGCAGGGGGACGTCTGTCCAGAGTTCCCGACAACTCATGAGCCGACGATACGGCCCACTGATACACGCTGTGTATCGAAACGGCGACGCGGCGGGCTAACCATGCTGTCTCACAGCCGAGTCGGGTCGGAGAGAGCAGCTATGCCGAGAGATCTACGTCGAGTTATGAACCCGCCCATGCCGTTCATGCCGTCGCAGAGTGGCCGTCCAGCTACAGACACTGAGGCCATCGTGTCGTGGCTGGCTCGCGGTCACCCGGACGCGGACCGGGCGCGGGAGGAGTGGGGATCGCAGGGGATCGCGCTGATGTCGCTGGGGCGCGCGTACAGTGCCGTCCGGATCCCGGCGGGCCTGGTGCACGCGGTCGCCGGCACGGAGGACGGACGCGAGTCCGACGCATGCATCGCCCAGGCCCTGCGCGGTCCGGTGATCGCGGACCGTGGAGGGGTCCGGTACTACGCCCTGGTGGCGCCCTGGGTGCCGCCGAACTATGGGCCGCACGTGGGCGGGCGGTGGGCCGAGCTGGGTGTCGAGATCCTCAGTGCCGGGACGCACATGGGCGTTCCATGGCACGGGGTCACGTTCGACCCGGAGGTCCCTCTGCGCTCGTACTGGGTGGTGCCGATGCAGTCGGCCGGCCAGCTGTGTGACCCCGTGCTCGTGGTCCAGTTCATCGCCGCCGCACGCCACGCGATGACCGAGGGCCAGGACAGGTGAACGGCCCTGCGTTCCTTCGTAGGGCTCTCAACGTCGCAGTCAGCCGGTCGCAGCAGGCATACCGCGACTATGTGGAGCACTGCGCCGCCTGCCCTGGGTGCGAGGGCATGAGCCGCTGTGCCTCGGCCGATGAGCTGTGGCAGGCATATCAGGCCTTGCGCGACCGCAGCGATCTGGGGCGTCCGAGGAAGCCCCGGTCGTGACCAAGACTCCTCTCGCGCCGTAAGCCTGGCGCAAGAGGTAGGCCGCCCTCAGAAAGGCCCCGTTAGAGCGTGGCGGGGTGGGCGGCACATGGTCCGCCGTCGGCGCTGCGGCGGCGGACCACTCCAACTCACAGTCGAGTGGCCTGCGATCAGCAGGCGTGTGATGAAAGAGATCCATAGTGCACAGTCGCCGCGTCCTGATTGCGTATCTCACGGCGCTGGCCGGCCTCGGCGCCGTCCTCGTGTGGGCCATCGCGAATTGCGGGTGCCAGTGAGGTATCTGCTCCCAGATACCTTGCTAAGAGCGGCGACTATGTAGTGAACTCGGGGACATGCCAGACGACCTGATCGCCCGCGAGTACCGGCGCCTGTCCGACCCCAACGGCGGCACGTCCATCGACGACCAGGGCACCGACAACGCCGCGGCCGCCGACGACAACAACTGGAAGCTGCACGGCACGCCGTACGTGGACGACGGCCTCTCCGCATCGCGCTACGCCAGGAAGCGGCGAGACGACTTCGAACAGCTGGTCGCCGATCTCCGCAGCGGGCCGACGGGACGTGAGAGTGCCTTCGGCGCGGACGTCCTCATGCTGTGGGAGTCCTCCCGAGGCTCCCGCAAGGTCGGCGAGTGGGTGTCCTTCATCGAGCTGTGCGAGGAGAAGGGCGTCCGGATATGGGTCACAGCCCACGAGCGGCTGTACGACCCGCGCAACGGCCGCGACCGTAAGTCCCTGATCGAGGACGCCGCCGACTCCGAGTACGAGTCGTACAAGACCCACAAGCGGGTCACCCGCACTGCGGCCGCCCAGGCCCGCGCAGGCCGACCGTACGGGCAGGCGCCGTACGGGCTCATGCCGGTGTACGACCCGGCGACCGGGAAGCTGCAGACCTGGACCGAGGACCCGACCCGCTCGATGGTCGTCCGTGAGCTGTTCCGGCTCCTGGAGCTCCACGTCCCCACGGCCGAGATCGCCCGGCGATTCGAGCGGCGCGGATACACGAACCGGGATGGCCGGCCGTTCTGCGGGCCGCACCTGATCGACATGGCGCACCGGGCCTCGTACGCCGGTCTGCGGTCCTACAAGGGCGAGCTGTTCGAGGGCGTATGGGACGGGATCGTGCCGAGGGACCGCTACTGGAACGTGCAGCGCATCCTCGGCGCGCCCGGGCGGGTGACCTACCGGGGCGGTGGCACCAGGTACGAGCTGACCGCCGGTCTGAGGTGCGGCAGATGCGGCGGCCTGACGAGGGTCGAGTACAACGGGCCGGGCGGCGTGCGGCACGGCCGGAAGCCTGCCTATAGATGCCAGGAAGGTCACCTGACCATCGAGAAGGCTCCGGTCGACGACCTGATCATCGGCCAGCCCGACGACCTCGGCGTGCTGCTGCAGTTCCTCTCTCGTGACGATATCTACGAGATCTTGACTGCGCCGTCCAGCGACGACCCGACGGTTATGGAGCTGAAGGCGCAGCTGACCCAGGCCCGCGCGGACCGCGACGAGATGAGGGCGGCCAAGGGCGCGACCCTTGCTGAAGTGCTCGTGCTCGCCAACTCCCTCGCGGCGAAGGAGGAAGAGGTGCAGGCCCTGGAGGAGCGCGAGCGGGAACTGACACTGCCCTCGGTAGTCCTGAGCATCATCAAGCCAGGCGCGGACGTCTGGGCCACGTGGCAGGAGATGCCGGTCGCCGGCCGCCGCCAGTTGGTGAGGCTGTTCCTGTCGCCCAAGTACCTCGGAATCCCCTACATCCTGCCGAGCCCCCGGACGGGCCCCAACCAGCCCATCGCCGAGCGCCTGACGTGGAGGCACGTCAGCGGCGCGATCCCCGCACTTGCTGTCGACGCGTAGACCCCGTTGCGGCGTGGCCGCAGTCAGCCTGCGAACGGATGGCCTCTCCCTCGCTGACGAGCATGCGCAGATGCGCCTTCGAGTGGACCTCCACAGCGCCCTCAGGCGCCTGCTGCAGAAAGCTTTCCCCCGGGTCCGCCCGGGCTTGCTGACGCAGGGTCTCGACCCCCGTGACGGTCGCGGTGACTGCCGCTTCGATTCGTCTCTCCCGCTCCCCCGCGCGGCCATCTCGCTCAGCTCTGCGTTGCATGCCGTACACCCTCAGGACCAGCCCCGCCGCTACCGTCAGTAGCGCTCCGGTCGCGACAGCTGCGATGACCTGCGCGAGGTCCGCCACGCTGCCACCTCCCCGTTCTGCTTGATGCTTGCATATGACACATGTGGGGGGTGCTCACTCTGCGCTCATGGCAGATCACCCACACAGATATATGCGTGCATCGTGACCGATCCGTTACTACCCGGCGTGGTGGTGGCGTGGAGATTCGGTAAGCGCTTCCGGCTCCGGGTCGGCGGTCGACCTGTGAGACCGGGCGATCCGCTCCTGGGCGCGCCGCCACGCCTCGGCGGCCTCGTCCGGCGAAAGGCCCAGTTCTCTAACCTGCGCCGCCATCAGGCGCGCCGCGAGTTCCAGCTCCTGGTTCAGCGTGGGTGACTTCTGGGTGGCCAGCCTGGTCTCGCCTTGGCTGTCCACGTGGGCTTCGGTCGTCCGGTCGGGAGGCACTTGTGCCCCGACCGGAGTGGCCTCCCCGCCGTCGAGGACGGCGTACACGCTTCCGGGCGCCCACTGAAGCGCCCGGTCGAGATCCTGTGCCGTCAGCTCTGTCGGCCGGTACGCGCCTCGGCGGATGGCGCGAAGTGCCGTGTAGGAGATGTCGGCCGCCTCTGCCAGCTCGCGCCAGTTCATGCGCAGCTGGAGGCGTCGCCGATTCATCGCCTCGTCCAGCCGTTCGAACGGCTTCATCACCCGGCTCCTCCGCGGCTCTACTTGTGAGTAACGCAACCTTACGCAACCTTGCGCAACAAGGCATGCCTTACCTGGCAAAGCTTGCCTCAACTTGCGGGTCATTGCTTATTGCTTTTTGCCCCGTGATTCGCTAAGTTGCGTCACATGCCCAGTGAAGTGACAAGCCCAGTGAAGCAGGCCCGTCTTCGGCGAGGCATGACCTTGGAGGAACTGGCTGAGATGTGCACGGCAGATGGCGCGCCAGTGGGCCGAGCCGCTCTCAGCCGCATCGAGCGGGGGATACACGTCCCCCGCCCCAAGCTCCGGGGCGTGCTCGCTGAACTGCTCGAAATCGACGTCAACGACTTCGGGAGTACGGCGTGAGCCCGGAGGAGCGCAGGGCCTACATCCGCCGCATCGTCGACGCCGCACCGACGCTCACGCCTGAGGACGCGGACTTCGTTCGCTCCATGTTCCCGCTGAACAGCCGGACCGTGACCAGGCGTCAGGCCCGCCGTATCGAGCAGCCCGCACGTCCGCGTACGGCTGCCGCCTGACTCAGCACAACGGGGCCGGCCCCGGCCTCACCCGGAGCACGACCCCTCAGTACATCCACACCCAAAACCCATCCCAGGAGTGGATCCACCGTGACCGCATCATCCCATCCGTTCGGTTTCCACGTGCCCGGCCCCGTGCTGGCGCCCGTCCCGCTGCGCCAGGTCCCGGCCCTGCAGGCCGCCGTGAACACGGACCTGCCCGCCGCGCCGCTGGTCGTCCAGGGCCCGGAGCCGGTGCTCCCGATGTGCGCGGCGTGCGGCAACCGCCGTGGCCCCCTCGCCCCGACCGGCGAGCAGCGCTACCGCTCCGGCGCCCAGGTCCTCGTCTGCAAGGGCGGGTGCGAGATCACCCCGGTACAGGCAGCGACCGGTGTCATCACGGCCGCGATGACCAACGGCGCCGGCACCCCGCAGGAGTGGGCCCAGGCCGAGGAGGACGCTGGCTTGCTGTTCGACCCCAAGCGGGCGCAGGAGATCGCGGACGCCGCCGCCAAGCAGGCCCGCGCCGAGGCGGACAGCGAACTCGCTCAGGCCCGGCAGGACCGCCACGCGGCGGACTGGTTCCACGAGCGCTACAAGGCCGTCGGCGCCCTGTGTGCCGGGCGCCGCCCCGACGACTGCCTGACGGTGGCCGAGGTCCTCACCGCGATCGACAGCCAGACGCCCGCCGCCGTGCCGCTGGCCATCGCCTGGGACAACCTGGCCTCCGTCCCCGCCGGCGACCGCCCGGGCGAACACACCCTCCTCGGCTGCACCACCGCACGCGGCGGCCGCGCCGTCCTGACCCTCACCGACGCCCAGCGCCTCGACCTCGCCGAGAAGCTCCTCGCCACCACGCACCCCGCCGAGGCTTGCACCACTGCATGCTGCGGCACCCCGACCGCCAGCCTGATCGAGTCCGACCCGCGGTTGTGGGGCGGGATTGTCGTCGACGTCATCGGAACCGAGGGCGGCCCGCGCTGGTGGTGCTCGCCCTCGTGTGTGAACGCCGCGATGACGGCCGCGCGCACCGAGCTGCAGCGCGCCGAGCAGATCGCCGCAGCCGAGCAGGCCCCCGCCCTGCCCGCCGAGACGGAGGCCGAGGGCCGGATCGACGACAGCGGGGCGTACTGCGTGAGGTGCGGCTGCTCCGCCCGGCGGCGGTGCGCGGGCGGCTGCTACTGGGTGCTCACCGCCGCCCTGGTCGTCATGTGCTCGTCCTGCGCCCGCCCCGAGGACATTGCCCCCGTGACCCTGCCCGGCGGTGCCCGATGAGCGAGGCGATGAACCTGGTACAGCTCGCCCTGGTCACCTACACCGAGCGCACCGCCGCCCTGGCGGACCCGGACAACGGCACCGCTGCGGAGGAGAGGGAGCGGTTCCTGCAGTACGCCCGGTCGCACGCGGCCATGGCCCTGTCCGAGGCCGCCGGCGAACTGGTCTGGCAGTACGTCACCGAGGGCCTGCCGGACCAGGTGGAGGAAGCGCGCGCCGTTCTCGCCCCGGGGCGCCCCGACTACCTGCGTTACCGCCTGGACCACGCTGCCGACTCCGTCGAGGTGTCCTTCGACCTGGTCCAGCCCTGTTTCGCCTGCGGCACCGACCGCGTGTCACCCGTGACCGGCCTGTTCCACCTCGGCGAACTCCTCCACGAGGAACCCCACCCGGACCCTGCCGGACAGTCCGAGCCGGGACCGCTCGCGGCGTCCGAGGCGCTGAACGCCCGCACCTCGGACGTGTCCCGCCTGTTCCGGCGTCTGATGTCCCGGCACCCGGACGCCGGCCTGACGGTCTCCAGCATCGTCTGTATCGCCTACCCCGACACCGACGGCAGCACCCAGCTGGAGATCCAGGCCGCCAGCGCGGACGCTGTGCGCGAGGTCGCGGCCGGCATCGGCGCGGAGATCACCTCCCGCCACAGCGACACACCCGGTCCGTACGGCGCCGTCGTGGAACACGCCAAGGCCAAGGGCCGCCTCGGTGCTGACATCGAGGTCTCCGTGCGCGGCTACACCCGGCTCACCGATGACGAGGCCGCCGCCTGGCGCGCCCAGCAGTGCCAGGCCGCCGAGGCCGAGACCGGGACAGCTGGTGGTGGCGAGTGAGCGCCATCGAGGAGACGAGCGCGGCCGCCGTGGCCGGGAAGGACACCCACGCGGGCGGCGGCCAGCCGTCCGGGCCTGTGGGCGGAGTTCACCCGGCGCCGGCGCTCACGGCGCAGGTGCTCGCGCAGCTGCGCACCGCCGGTCTGGTCCTGCCGCGCGGGCCGTACCCGGGCCGGTCCTGGGCGCCGCGCACCGAGGCGGAGACTCACCTCCTGGCCGAGGCCCGCCGCCTGGACCGTGCGCGGCAGCTGCTGCTCGTCGAGGTCGGCCGCGCACGTCACGGTGCGCCCCGCCGGGACGGCCGCGAGTACTGGCAGGCCGCCGCCCGGGCCGCGCTGCGTCACGCCGTGGACTGCCCGTTGGGCAACAGCCAGCTCGCTGTGCTGGTGGGTGCCGCGCTCGGTGAGCAGCCGGAGGAGACCGCGGCCCGCCTGGAACTGGCGCTCGGCACGGTCAAGACCGCCCGGCAACGGGCGATCCGGAATCTGGGCGCCCGCAGCATCACCCACGCGGTCGCCCTGGCGGTGGCCGCCGGGTGGATCCGCCCGCGGGCCGCTGACGGCGGTGACAGCTCATGACCACCGTCATCGTCCTGATCGCCGCGACCGTCGCCGCCTGGGTGGCGTTCCTCGCCGGCGCCTACCTCCTCGACGCCCGCCACCACGCCCGGCCACCGGCCGGAGAAGGAGCCTGACCATGATCGGCGCCAGCATGACCATCGCGGTCTGCCTCCTCGGCGGGGCGCTCGCCGCAGCCTTCATCGCAGGCCTGCGCAGCCTCCGGCGCCGCCGCTACCAGGGCCCCGCCTCCGAGCCGTACGCCGGTTTCCAGAGCGGCGCCCACACAGGCACCGGCGAGTTCCTGCAGCTGGAGTGCCAGGGCCACTGCCCCGGCTCCACTGCCCATGAGGTCGACGGCGACGGCGGTGCGACCTGCGTGCTGTGCGGCGCGACCCGCTCGGCGACCCCGGCGCCCCACGAAGCCTGAGCCGCCCCCTCGATCCGCCGGGCGGGCAGGGCGTGACCTGAACACCGTCCCGCCCGCCCGGCCATCAATTCATCGACATGGAGACACCGTTGCGTTCCCACGACCCCAGCCTCGACATCATCCGCGAGGCCATCGAGCGGCTCATCCCCGGCTCGACGCCCGCTTACCTCGGGCTGCAGCTGACCGAGAAGCACCCGGCCCGCACCGCCGTGAACACGTGGACCGGCAGCCCGGCCAGCCTGGCCGAGCGGATCCACATCGCCCTGTTCGGCCGCCCGCGCACCGAGGCCCAGGCCGCACGGCGCGCCGACGAGGCCGGGCACCGAAGCCCGCTCGCCCAGGCCGAGGACGCCAAGCGGGCCCGTGACATCGGCGCAGAGATCGCCGTACTCACCTCCGCGCACGACCAGCTGACCTCGGCGCCCTGGTACCCGGTCCGCCCCGGGGACCTGGTCCACGTCCACTACGAGGCAGGCGGCGAGATGCCGGCGTTCGGCGAGACGTACATCGTCGGCGACGCCCGCGAGCCCGGTGACACGGCGCCCGGCCTGCTCAGCATGGTGCTCCTCGCGCACACCCTGCCCGACTCGACGCCCGACGACGACGTCGCCGGGATGACCGGCTGTTTCGAGTCCGAGTCCCACGACGACCCGCTGTACGACCTCTGGTTCGAGGCCGGCCCGCAGCGCGTGGCCGTCGTCCGGGACGGCCGAGTCGTCCACAACGGCGGTGCCCGATGACCAAGCCCACCACGACCACCATGCCGCCGGTGCCGGTGCCGGTGCCGGTGCCGTCGCGGGAGGAGATCGATGCCGCGCTGCGCACCCTGATGCGCGCCTGGGCGCCGTCCGTCCCGCTGCCCGGTGACCCCGACCCCGAGGACTCCTACGACCCGTACGACGGCTGCGGATGCGCGGGCGACGACGAGGACGGCGAGTCGCGGGGCTGTAACTGCGGGCCCGGCTGCAGCTGCGAGATGTGCGACTACTTCGACTACGCCCGCTACAAGAGCTGCTGGGCCAGGCATGAAGGCGAGGGCGCTCCCTGTACGGCTGAGCCGCGGTTCCGGGTTCTCGCCTACCGGCTGCAGACCACGCATGTCACCGAGCGGGTCGCGGACGGGGCGTCCTGTCCCCACCCGGTCGGCGACGAGTCCCACCGGTGTGCCGACGGCGTCGTCTGGCACGAGGCCGGCCAGAAGGAGCAGGAGTACTGGTTCCGGCCCGCGTGCAGCGTCGCCCACGCCAAGGCGCTGATCGCCGACAGCCGGAAGCCGGACGCCTACGGCAACCCCGACGACTTCCAGTACCGGATCGAGCGGTGGACCTACGCCCCGCACGACACCGAGTTGCCCGCTCCGCTGCCCGACGTCCGAGAGCGGATCCAGGCAGCCGACTCGGCCGTGAAGTTCGTCATCGACGCGATCAAGCGGCCCCCCGCGGGGGTCGGTGTGTGGATGGCTGCCGTCCGGGAGCACATCGCCTGCGCGGCATGGAACGCCGCTCGCCCGCTCGCCCGCCCGGGCGAGGACGACGACCAGGCCGACGACGAGCCGGCCACGCCCCCGCAGGAGGAGCCCTGCGACCCGTGGTGCGAAGACGACGACCACGCGGTGTCTGACCCGCAGGACGTCTCCGACTACGCCATGGACCGCGAGCACCTTGACGCGCACGACCACGAGGAGTGTGACCGGTGAGCGCGGTCGACCAGGCGGGCGAGGTGCGGCGTCTCGCCGCCCAGAAGGTCCCCCAGCGGGTGATCGCCGAGCGTCTCGGGATCACCCGGCACCAGGTCCGCCGGGCGCTGGGCGCCCAGCCGCCCACGGTGGGCGAAGCGGCGCCCGCCCAGGCGCCCAGCGCCGCCCACGAGACCGCCCGGGCGACGCCCACGGGCGACCGGCCCGCCCGGGCGGACGCCCAGCCGCCCACCGCAGGCGCCCCGTTGGCCCGGGCCACGACCGTGGGCGAGGCCGGGCGACCGGTGGGCGGGCCGCCGGTGGAGGGCGTGGTCGTGGCCGGCGCGCCGGTCGCCCACGTCGAGGGCGCGGTCCGCTACCCGTTGCCGGGGGCGCACAGTCCGTGGCTGCGTGTGGACCTGTCCCGCCGCCGGGGCCTGCTGCGCGACCTGGTGGCGCTGACGCGGGTCGGCCTGCGGATCCCGCACGTCGTCGAGGACGTCCTGCGTGCGTTCGCCGCTGCCTACCACGAGGCGCTCGCCACCGGCCGCGTGCAGCGAGGCCAGGGCTACGACGTGCAGATCCGCGTACGGCCCTGCCGCCACGCCACCTGAGACCGGCCGCCCGCCCCGGGTAGGGGGTCGGGGCGGGCGGCCGGTCTCAGGTGGCGTGGCGGCAGGGCCGTACGCGGATCTGCACGTCGTAGCCCTGGCCTCGCTGCACGCGGCCGGTGGCGAGCGCCTC